AGTAGTACCATCAGTATTTATAAATTGACCTCCATTCCAATAGATAACATTTTGCCAATCAGTTACATAAAAACTTATTCCAGCATCTGATACTGTAAGAGTAGTTTCTAAATTTTCTATTGAAGAAGATAGTATCCTTCTATTAAAAGCTTTATATCCATCAGCACTTCTCCAAGAAGAAGTAACAGCGTCCCAGTAAGCAGGCATTTTGCTACCTACAACATATTTACAGGAGCCTGCCTCTCTTGTCAACATATCTGTAGGTAACTCTCCTACAGTTCTTACAACCTTAAACATTCTATCCTTAGGAAATACTACAGTAGGAGGAATTTCACTAAGGTTCATCCTTGTTACAGTAGGCTTAAGAAGTTCAGAGTAGGAACCTCCACTTATAGGAGTACCTTGAGTTGATTCACCTGCTTTAAAGGTCACTGGAAACATTTGAACTTTATAGTACACAAGGGTAGAATCTATAGCACTATCAGCACTCCCATCTAAAGTATTTCCTTTAGTCAAATATATATCATATTGCTTATCTACAGAGTTAAATACTATATTAGATAGTACAGGTAAATTGGCATATATAGCTGAGAAAGGTGTAGAGCTTTTTGAATAAAATACTTCAAAATCTGAAACATACGTATTATCAGAATCTCCTAAATGCAAAACAGCTTTTAACTGTGACTTCCTTGAAGAAGATTTTGTAAATATTGATAATCCTATTGTAGCCTGTTCATTTCCTTTTTTGGGGATAGAAATCTTCCATACTCTTGTACTGCCAAGATTTGGCATAAATACTATACCCCCTTCCTCATTTTGAGGAGAAGTACAATTTATTAACTCATTATCATTTAAAAAAGCCCTGTTTACAACATCTTGATTTAGTTCTCCAAATTGACAATTTTCATATCTCAAATGAGCACTTGCTGTAAAATAATCTACTGAATTACCCACATTAGTAAGATAAGGGATTGTACAATTTGTGAATTTCAACCAATAAGTTTGATTTATCCTTAAAGGGGCTGTAAATACACAATCACTTATTGAAACTGCATAATCAGTAGCTGTTTCTAAAGTAGCACTTGCAGAACTTACATCAAATTCATTATTAATGAATTTACAATTAGACATTACAACATTCTTGCAAACTACCTCTGGATTAATTTTAAGATAATCACTTTCAAAATCTATAGCAGCTTTAGGAGCAGTTCCTTTTATTTCCTCTATACCATTTCCTTCAAATTCACAATTTATAATAGACCAATTATATGCAGTGCCAGATATGCCATTTCTTCTTGCATATTTAATTTTAACATTGTCTATAGTTACATTTTTGTTATAACTACCAACTTCTGTTGCAGAGTATATTTTAGTACTAAAACTTAAACAATCCCCAAACGCGTCAGATAATGTAATATCTCTAATTACTATATTATCACATTCCTCAAACCTGAATATGAGACCAAATTCACCATAATATAATTCTCCAGCAAACAGGTCTGTATATAAGTGGTTATGTGCATCTCCATAGACAGCTCCTGTTCCTTCAATAACTATATTATCTTTCCCTGAAACCCAAAATACAGTATAAGCCCCTTGATTGGTTGGAAGCATTCTTAGCTCATTATTAATAATGAGTTTTGTGTTAGATTTAAGATAGAATATCCTAAGGAAGGAATACGCCTCAGTATATAATAAACTATAGTTAGGTCTGACATCATCTCCTAAGTTAGCTCTACCTTTATAAGGTAATTCAAAATAATAAGTTCTATCAGCTTCAAAATGAATAGTATTATTTATATTATCATCAGATAAAGATAATATATTAGTAATTAGTTGATTATTAACTTTATTAGGAGTAGCATCAAATGCAAACCATGAGTCATATATCTCTGGAATATTCCATGTTCCAGTAATGATTACATTTTCTCCAAATATTACCTTACTATTATCTACTGATAATACATTAGCTCCTGCACCATTAAGAGTACCATTTGATATAGTACCACCTTCAAAAAGCAATATACTGTTGTCAGGAACAGTAATAGTCTGAAAGTTTAAACTGTAATCATACTGTACAATATAGATAGTATTTTCTTTAACCAGCATTTGCTGAGTAAGCAAATTAGTATTATAGAATATACCTGTATTTGGATTCTGAACCCTTTGTATATTCTTTCTAAGATACACTCTACCTAAACCTGAATAGTCAGTAGTATTATAGTTCTTATCTGCAAATGTTAAGGAAGTTTGATTCAAGTTATCTACAGTAGCTGTTATATCTTCACTATCTATAATAGATATACCTTGTATTCTCTCAATTAAATCAACCCATAAAGTTGCATTATTCCATTGATTCACTCTTTCTCCTTGAAACTGAAATAGTTTCCATTCTCCATCTTCATCAAGAAAGGTAATAACTTGACCAATCTTTCTACTCTTATAAGGTATTAGTTGAATAGCTTGAGTAAGGCTAATTCTTGATTCACCATACTTATCTGTAACATTAAGAAAGTCTGATACTCCTAATAGAAAGATTTGTTCTATCAAATCCTTCAAGAGTACATTAACATTCTTACCATTTTGTACAAATGCTACTGTCTCATTACCTTTAAGAGGTAGAGAAGCTCCAGCAAACTCAGTATCTTTAACACTATTTGCTAATAGCCACTTCTCTATTTTTCTATAATCTTCTTGTGTAAAAAACATAGTATATTAGTTTGCATCTTCAACCATTATATCTGCCACCTTTAATGCAGACAGAATTGCATTCACCTTAGTAACTACTGTTGCTAACTCAGCTCCAGTAGCTAAATTATCCACATTAGTAGCCTTCTTTACACCGCCTATTGTACTTATAGTTGCAGCAGGAAGAGTGTAAGCTGGAGGTATAGTAGGTTTATCTGATAAGTCATTATAACTTCCACTTGTAGCTACTGTAGCAAAGTTTGGTTTATTAGTTATATCATCCCAATCTACAGAAGTTGCTCCACCACCTATAGTAACCCACTCACCATTGTTAAAGTACTTAGCAGTACCCTTATATAACCACACTGAGTTAATATCAGGTGCATTAGGGCTTATCTTCAAAGTTCTTAGTGTCTTCATATCTTTTATTTATTAGTTGTACTACTTTTCTTTCTTAGAGCCTGTCTCTTTATACTTGCATCAGTTTCAGCTTTCTTCTTATCCAGCTTCAATTTGTCCTTATCAAGTTTAAGTTTTTCATCAAACTCCCTTATCTTCTCAGCAAGATTAGCTTTAGCTTCTGGACTATAATCATTAATCATAATTCCATCTTCTTCATCTGGTCCTCCTTCTGATTGTATCTGAGCTACTATTATCTTAGTCTGATTATCTCTTATATTAGCTTCCTTCTTCTGGAGAAGTTCTGCCTCTTTCTGTTGTTGCTGCATAGCAGCTATTTGCTGTTGAGCTTCAAGTTGTTCCTTTTGAGCCTGTGCTTGTCTTTCTCTAATCTGTTTTTCATCTTTCTCAATTAGTCTTTGCTTTTCAGCTAAACTTGAAGATGTATAGAGCTTAGTGATAGTAGAGAATGATAAAGTTTGAGTCTGTAATGCAGCCTGAGCCAAAGTATCTAACTTCTGTTGAAGCTCTTGAGTTCCATTACTATTATCTACAACTAAACCATAATCAGCCTCAGCAAACTCATCACCATCAATCTCCATTACTCTTGTAGATGTATCTGATAATATATACTGGAACTTCTTGTTTCTTCCCTTTAAAGCTACCTTTGCAGTCTCTAAGAAGCACTCTAAAGCTCTTTTCTTTACATCATCATGGATAGTAAATAACCACTCAGTAATATGACTTGATTGAAGAGTAGCCCTCTCAACTCCACCTACAGTTTCCCTTGATGAAACCTGACCCTCTCTTTGCTTAGATATACCTGCAACCTCAGACATTTCCATCTTAATAAACTCAAGAAGGTTAATCTGTTGCTGAATATAGTTACCTATATTAGTCTCAATCATTCCCTTTCCAGCATTATTAAGAGCACCTGCCAGCTTACCTGTAGAGGCTCCTATAGTACCTTCCTTGAAACTATCTATAACTGCAATATGGTTTACTCTTGCATAGTACATCCACTTACCAACATCCCATCCTTTAGGAACTTTAGATAAGTCAAGCTCTAAGATAGAACCCCAGTTTGAAGCAATAGCCTTATTCAGTCTATCATGAATAGCATCATACAAATAGTTATATGGCTTCATCATATCTACTAAACTGAAAGGTCTGCTGTCATTCAGATTATAGATTGAACCTACAATACCAAAGTGACATCTTGAAGGATTATTCAACCTGTTATATTGAATCAATCTTGGTCTCATATTGACAAATATTTCATTGCCAATCATGGTTCCTTCCCATGCTTCATTAACCCAGAATGATTGTACTTCTTCTCCTGCTTCCTTATTTACTACATAATTCTCAGGGTAGAAGTTCCATTCTTCCTCACCAGTTTCAGGGTCATAAGATTTGACCTTAAGTATCTTCCTCTTTGATTTCCAGTATAATCTCAGCACTCTAAGATTACCTGCCAAGTCATAAGGAAGGAGTGAATTTGCAATACCTTCTGTAAATAGATTAGCTGGGTCAAAGAAATAGGTTCCATCTCTAACAGTTATTTCATCACCAATCATATTCTGATTAACAAATCCATATCTTTCATCAATATTATCCATCTGGTCAACAGCTCCCTGACCTATGTAATCAGGCATAGTTTCAATATACTTTATGTCCTTTGGAGATAGTACATCATAATATGTATCTATTACTCTACCCGGAGACCAATAATCCTCAAGGATTATCATATCAGCATCTTCCACCTTATTACTGTACCCAGACTTGAATATCCTAATCTTTAATGGGTTCACTCTCTCAATGACTGGTTCTCCACCTACAATATCACATTGATAGATTTCCTCACCTACTGTCATTGCATCCATGAAACCATTATTGAATATAAGAGGAATATCATATTCCTTGATATAATGGTTAAGTAATTCATTTGCTCTCACTTCTCTTATATCCTGCCATTCATAGGTATAATAGTCATTTAGTTTCTCAAGTTTGATATTATATTCATCCTCAGATATTGAGGTGTCAGTTATCATTTCTTGAAGCCTTTGTAATAGCTCATTCTTCTTATTATCCTCTATTTCTGAGATAGCATTTGGATTGGTTACTACAACCTTAAAGTCAAATACTCTCTTACTTTCCTCACCCCTAAGTACATTCAACTTACTATTCATGATAGGATAATGTTGTAACCTATCAGGAATGTAAGCTGCCTTTATACCATCTGGATTGAGTACCAGTTCTAAGTCTGACATGTGTAGCCTACCATTAAGTAAGTCATAGTTTATCTTTTTATGGATTACTGACTTCCTAACCAAGCTATAATTGAAGAATGTCTTCTGCGAAGCCCAAGTAACACACCTCTTTCTCCATTCCTTTGTTTTTTTGCTAAAAGGCAACATTTGCCTTGGGAAATTTAAATCATCCATTATTCCCCCCTTTCTTTATATCTCCATTTGTAGCCATAAGCTGTCTTTCTTTTATGATTACAGCAGCAGCTAACATGGTGACCTTTTGCATTTAAAAATGTTTCTGCTTCTGTAGTTGAATTAAATTCTTTAAGTATCTCATTTGTATTTTTATCTATCATCAACACAGGTTTAGATAAACTTATCCTTATCTTTTCTATTATATCCCGAGATAGGGTTTTACCATAATTTGGATGAGAAGTTCCTGACTTAAATCCATACTTTAATAATTCTTTTAACCTCTTCTCCCTCTGGGTTTTCCAAAGGTTTATAGCTATTTCTCTTTGCTGTTTTATTCTTTCAGGAGAATGTTTCTTCCCATACTGAGAAGCTAAAGGACCTTTATACTTCCTTAGTTTCTCTCTGATTTCTTCAGACATTGCTTCTGAACCTTCTCCTCCATTAGCTATATTATAACATATCCCTCTCTTTTTATATCTATTGATTAGTAGTTGCTCCTCTCTACAGGCTAACTCTTTACTAATATTTCTAAATAGGATTATATGCTCAAAGTTGTTCCAGTTATACTTATTTATAGCTG